CACACTTCATACGCTTCCCGGACGCTGAAACCGGCATGAAAGCCTTGGATGATGCAGGGCTGCTGGATGGTGACCTGCAGTTCATCACCGCTTCCCATAATCACGCCCTTGATGTGATCGGCACCATCTCCCGTGGTGGTGAATGGGACGAAGAGGGCAATGTGATCACACTGCCTGAAGTGCTGCCTGGTTGGCACGTCAACTACCTAGGCGATGTACCTGAGGAGTGGCTGCAGTATGCGGTGGCTCCTGAAAATCCAGTAAGAACTTTCCTTTAATAACTATGGTACTGCTGCAAGTAAAGCAGTACTACCCACAAACTGACAGTGCAACAGGTCACGGAGATCGGATGTGCTTTAGCTCAACATGTGCTATGGCAATCAAGTATCTCCGTCCTGATGCTCTGAGTGGTAGTAATGCTGATGATGATTACCTCCGTACTGTGTTGAAGTACGGCGATACCACTTCCTCCACAAGTCAAGTCAAAGCCTGTCAGCAGTACGGAGTGTTCGCTTCCTTTTACACCAAGGGAACACGCCAGACACTGCTCAATGAACTAAAGGCAGGCTACCCAGTCGCTACTGGAATCCTCCACAAAGGACACGTCTCTAAACCCGTTGGTGGTGGACACTGGATGCTGCTTATCGGTGATGACGGTGAGCGGGGTATCTTCCATGATCCCTACGGCGAGATGGATAATGTCAACGGTGGCTATGTCACCATTGGTCGTGGTGGTATGAACGTTAAATACTCCTGGAAGAACTGGCTCCCGCGTTGGGAGGTAGAAGGTAAAGGCACTGGTTGGTTCATGACCTTCCGCCCGATGCAACAAGCACAGCCCGCTGCTGTTGTTGAGAATAATTGGAAGGGAGTTAAAGCTGCTGCTAAAACAGCTGGGGCTAAGTTCCCTGAAGTAGTCGCTGCTCAGTGGGCTCTTGAATCAGGTTATGGTAAACATACCTCTGGTAAGAATAACTATTTTGGCCTGAAGGGTGAAGGCTCTGAGCGTGAAACCAAAGAGTTCATTAATGGTCAGTGGGTAACCATTAAGGCTGGCTTTATTGACTTTCCAGACCTACAGACCTGCGTTACTTATTTAGTCGATAGGTGGTACAGAGACTACCAACGTTATAAGGGTGTCAATCGTTCAGGTTCTCCTGAAGAATGTGCTCGCCTTCTGGTACGTGAGGGTTATGCAACTGATCCTCAATATGCTGAAAAACTAATTAAACTACTTCAGGAGAATGATTGAAGCCGCTGTATCTGCTGCCATTGCTGCAATAACTGCAATGGTAGCCCTTACCACACGACTCAACAATAAGATCGTGGAAGTTGATTCACGTATCGATAAAGTAGAACTACGTGTTGCTGAGAACTACGTTCAAAAACAAGAGTTATCCACGGCTCTTCAAAAGATGGAGGATCACATGATCCGCATTGAAAACAAACTAGATCAAATAGCACTGAGAAATGGTTAACAAGAAAGCCAGTGAGGACATGTTTAACGAGCTGCACAACCTCGTTACTACTGAATTCCTCAATCGTATCAAAAGCGGTGAAGCTACCGCGCAAGAACTTAAAGCTGCTTGTGACTGGTTAGCTAAAAATGACATCAGTGGAGTAGCTACAGAAGGTAGCTCCTTAGATAAACTGGCTAACATTTTACCTAAAGTAGACCCTGAGCTTGTACAACGGAGGCTTTATGGCTCGAAAGTCTAAGCACAGTGGTCCTAAGTACGCTAATGGTAACTATAAGTCTTACCAAAAGAAGTACGACTCATCCAAACTTCAAATTAAAAAGCGTTCTGAACTTAACAAAGAGAATCGGAAACGCGGTACCTATGGCAATGGAGATGGTAAAGATGTATCTCACAAAAAAGATGGATCCACAGTCCTTGAAATTGCCGCTAAAAATAGAGCCCGTAAAGGCAAGAAGCCATGACACCCCTTCTACCCACGCCTGATCATTACCTCCAAAACCTCATAACCATGACAAGTCCTGAAGCAAAGCGTCTGTGGAGACGTGCTATTAAGGAACACTTTAATTGTCAATGTGTCTATTGTGGAGAAACTTATGAATTACATGAACTTACACTTGATCACGTTCGTCCTCGCTGTCTTGGTGGGGAAGACCTTACTTCAAATCTTGTGCCATCCTGTTGGAAATGTAATCAGGCAAAAGGTAGTAATAACTGGCTCACGTGGATGAGGCAGACGTTTGGGCATACACCTAGAGAACACCTTATCTTATCGCATATTAAATGAACAGGGAAGAAAAAGTAGCGTATGAAATTATACGCCAACGTATTGTTAATGAAATTGATAGACTAGAATCTTCAGGGGAACCAGGCAGTGCGTTGAAAAGATGGCGTCGATTTGGCGCTGCTTTTTCTTGGGATCCTACAGTTTACCCAAAGTTGCTAGAGAACCCAACTGTTGACGATAAAAAACTCATGAGTCTGCTTAGGAACACTGAGCAGAACTTTATGAAAAAGTGGCAAGCTGTTGAAGGCATTCCACTTCACCACATTATTGCTAACCGTACAGGTGGGGACCTTGGTCTTCGCCTTCCTGTTAATGTTTGGGAAGAAGTTAAACAGCGTATCTTCGATGCTACAGGCGCTAAACCCGGTAACAGTCAGGCTAATTTGAATGCTGCCAGCCAATTTGATGAACGCTCACACCTGGGTCGATACGGCGCTAAAGGTACTGTGTTTGACCCAGCTTTGGGTTTAGGTGAAGCCCCTGATCCTTCAGTTAGCCCTATTCTTCACGGTGCTGGTACTAAAGAATTTGGTACTAAACTAGGTAAAGATCCAGTCATCCTACAGAGTTCGGCTGCTGATATTAGTCAAACTTTGATTCCTGAAGTCACCAAACAACAGGAGATCTACAGAACTGTATCTGAACTCCCTACCACCCAAGCACAACGAGCAGTATTTACTCAAGCAGGACTTGGGGCAGCCTTTGACCCGTCTACACCTATTGAACAGATGCCAGCCATCAAAGCTAAGGCATTGGAATTGGGTCTCCCTGAACAGTTTGCAGCCTCTTGGCAAGCTAAACCATCGTTCAAAGGCGGTAAAGCAGTTCTTAGCGCAATACCTCTTGTTGGTCTCGGTGCAGCCGTTGTAACCGCTGGTGGACAAGCCATGGCAGGTGACCGTAAAGCTGCTGCTGCTACCTTAGCAGAAGGTGCTGCAGGTGAAGTTCCTGTTGTCGGTGACATTGTTCAATCAGAACCTGTTGCTGGCGGTACCTTTGCAGATGTACAACGTAGAACTGCTGAAGGTCTTCGTGCTAAAGAGCTTCAAAAACGTGCTGCTCAGGCTCGCCAGCAAGGCGGTAAACTGAAAATTAAAGTAGGTAAAGTACAGTTTGCCCTACCTGAGTTTGGTCTATCTGAGCTGATGGGCCTTAATTGACACCTACAAGCCCCTACAACACCCTTTCACCCCCTTACATGCTAGATTGTACCTATGACCCACCCAATCATCGTTACAGGTCCACAGAGAGCAGGCTCACGCATTGCTGCTAATATCCTTGCTCAAGAGACGGGTGGTGTGTTTGTTGATGAGCTTGAATACCGTTTACCGTTACCTAATAATGCGGTTGTTCAAGCTCCTTTTCTTCTTAAGGCAGTCGTAGAGTTATCGTTTGTTATACCTAACGTTAGGTTTGCTTTTATGTACCGCTCACCTGGAGACATTGTAGCAAGTATGGAACGTGTTGAGTGGTATCAAGACTACACCGACGACCCTAACTTTTACACAGCTTACGTTAAACACTGTTACGAATACATTGACCTGCTAAAGCGGACGCTACAGCGGGATAGGTGGTTCGACATACAGTACGATTCGCTTAAGACGCACCCACTTTTTGTCCAGGATAGAACTGGATTTACCACTAAACAACATTTACCTAACGTCCCTAACGGACCTAAAACTTGGAGAAACGATGACTACATTAGAACTCTTGAAAGATGATTTCAAGTTATTCTTACAAGCTCTTTGGGATCAGCTAGACCTTCCATCCCCAACACGTGCTCAATACGCTATTGCTGATTACCTACAGTACGGTCCTAAGCGTCTACAGATCCAAGCGTTTCGAGGGGTAGGTAAATCGTGGATCACAGGAGCGTTCGTTCTTTGGACGCTCTTTAAAGACAACGAAAAGAAGATCATGATTATCTCCGCTTCTAAGGAGCGAGCTGATAACATGTCTATCTTCCTTCAAAAGCTAATCATTGAGACCCCGTGGCTAGCACATATGCAACCCAAAAGTGATAGTGCTCGGTGGTCTCGCATTTCTTTCGACATCAACTGTCCACCTCACCAAGCCCCGTCCGTTAAGAGTGTTGGTATTACGGGTCAGTTGACGGGTTCACGTGCTGACCTCATGATTCTAGACGACATTGAGGTTCCGGGCAACAGTATGACCGAGATGATGCGAGAGAAGCTTCTACAACTTTGTACGGAGGCTGAGTCTATCCTTACACCAAAGGATGATAGCCGTATTATGTACCTTGGTACTCCTCAAACCGTCTTTACCATTTACCGTAAGTTAGCTGAGCGTAACTATAGACCGTTTGTGTGGCCAGCTCGTTACCCCCGTAAACTCTCTCAGTATGAGGGACTGTTAGCCCCACAACTCCAGGAAGACATTGACGGTGGAGCGGAGCCTTGGGATGTTACCGACCCTGATCGCTTCGACAACGAAGATCTTATTGAACGTGAAGCTTCAATGGGTCGTAGCAACTTTATGTTGCAGTTCATGTTGGATACAAGTTTAAGTGATGCAGAAAAGTTTCCCCTTAAAATGGCTGACCTTGTGGTTACAGCGGTTAACCCAGCTAAAGCTCCTGATAGTGTTATTTGGTGTAGTGATCCACGTAACGTCCTTAAAGAGCTGCCTACCGTTGGTCTACCTGGGGACTACTTTTACTCACCTATGCAGTTACAAGGTGAGTGGGGTCCTTACCAAGAAACTATTTGCTCCGTTGACCCCTCTGGTAGGGGTAGTGACGAAACAGCAGCTGCTTTTATCTCCCAACGGAATGGTTTTCTTTACCTCCACGAAATGCGAGCTTACCGGGATGGTTACAGCGACAGTACTTTGCTAGACATCCTTAAGGGGTGTAAAAAGTACAACGTTACTAAGCTAGTCGTTGAAACCAACTTTGGTGATGGTATTGTAGCTGAACTTTTTAAGAAACACCTCCAACAGACTCAACAAGGTATCGACGTTGAAGAAGTACGTGCTAACGTGCGTAAAGAAGACCGAATTATCGACACCTTAGAACCAGTCCTTAACCAACATCGTTTGGTAGTTGATAAGGGTGTTATTGAGTGGGACTACAACTCCAATAAAGACGCTCCACCTGAAGCTAGAATCCTTTACATGCTGTTCTACCAAATGAGTAGGATGTGTCGGGAGAAAGGTGCCGTTAAACACGATGAC